AAATCAAACTTATGGGTACGGTTGGGGCACATTTAATTTTGGTGGAAGACCAGTCGCAGCTTCAACAACAACAATAAATAATGGGGGAGTAATGCTTGTTGGCGCAACGTCAGTTACCCTTACAAGCACAGCAAGTTTACCTTTAACAAACGGTAAACTAAGAATAGGTTCTGAAGACATGAGCTACACCACTAACACTACAGGAACAAACACAATTAGTGGAATTACTCGAGGTATCAACGGCACAACTGCAGCTGAACATGCTGATGGTTCAACTGTAACTGACATTACAGATTTCGTAGGTTGGGGCGATGCTTCAACATCAAGCACAGTTACTATCGAACCAGCAAACTGGTCATTAGATAATTACGGAAATATATTAATAGCCACAATACACAACGGAAAAACTTTTACTTGGAATCCAACTGCTTCTAATGCATTACAAACAAGAGCTACTATAGGAAGTGGTATGCCTACTAAATCAGTAATGACATTAGTTTCTGATAGAGACAGACATTTATTTCATCTTGGCACAGAAACAACTATTGGTTCATCATCAACACAAGACAAAATGTTTATAAGATTTTCTGACCAAGAAAGTTTATCCGATTATGAACCCACATCAACGAACACCGCAGGAACTTTTAGACTAGACGATGGCACAAGAATAGTTGGAGCTTTTAAAGGTAAAGATTATATTTTAGTTTTAACAGATACCGCTGCGTATGAAATGCAATTTGTTGGACCCCCTTTTACATTCTCAATTAGGAAAGTTGGGTCTAATAATGGTTTACTAGGCCAACACGCAGGAACATTTGCAAACGGTGCTGTTTTTTGGATGGGTAAGACTGGAGGCTTTTACATTTATGATGGTACTGTTAAATCACTTCCATGTTTAGTAGAAGATTTTGTATTTACCACAGATGGTAACAATCCTGGTATAAACTATAATTCAGGGCAATTAGTTTTTGGAGGTATTAATGAACTATACTCAGAAATTAATTGGTTTTACCCTTCTGCGAACTCTTCTGTTGTAGATAGAGTAGTGACTTATAATTTTGATGAAGGTGTTTGGACAACAGGGACCTTAGATAGAACAACTTGGGTAGGATCTACAGTCTATGAACAGCCTTATGCTACAGATTACAATGCTTCAGACGCACCAACTTTTCCAGTTGTTAGTGGAGTTTCAAATGGCGCTTCTATTTACTATGGACATGAAGTCGGAGTAAATCAAGCAAATGGAGATGGTACAACAACAGCCATACCTTCATTTATTAAATCAGGAGAATTTGATCTAAATGGTAATGCAGGTGTACCAGGAGACGGTGAGTTTTTAATGAGTATAAGAAGATTTTTACCAGACTTTAAACGTATTGAAGGTAATGCAAAAGTAACAATATTTTTAAATCAATTTCCACAAGGTACCTCAGCCGCTTCAAGCCCACTAGGTCCTTTTACAATTACTTCTAGTACATCTAAAGTAGATACAAGAGCTAGAGCAAGATTAGCTGCGGTACAAATAGAAAACGAAAACTTGAATGAGAGCTGGAGGTATGGCACATTTAGGTTTGATGTTAGACCTGACGGCAGAAGATAATGGAATTTAAAAAAAAATTTATAGATATAAAAAAAGATTTTGATTTTAACGAAATGACTAAATTAATAAATGAGAAACAATTTACAAGTAACTTTGCGTCTTCTAAACCAGTGCAAAAAGATTATGTATTAGATGATTCTTTTAAAATAAACCAAGTGCAAAATGAAAAAGATTTTAGGGAAATTTTTTTCTATTTAAATAGTTTATATAATAAAAATAATCACGCTTCTAATTTATGTATTTTTTTCTCTTTAATGAGTGGATCAAATGGGTCAAAGCATAGTGATAGGGAGGATGTTGCATTAATAGGATTATATGGTAAAACCTTATACATCATTAACGATAATCATTATATATTAGAAAAAGGTGATTTATTATTTATAGATAAAGGCATAGAACATAAAGCTGTAAGTTTAGAACCAAGAATAGTTTTATCTTATGGTGTTTTTCCAAATGGAGACTGTTAATGGCAAAGATAACTATACAGATTCCTGAACCGAAAGCTGAATATTCACAAGAGGATCAAAGACAAATACTTCAAGCATTTAGAACTCTTCAGTCTCAGTTGAACTTCTCATATGAGAATGATATAAAAAACAAACAAGATGCATTTACTTATTTTTTATCATGACAATACAATATAAAAGCACAACCTATAATCTTACAACAACTAACTTAACAACTGTGTTGACTATATCAACTTCAGCTACAGCAATATGTAAATTGGTTCAAGGATCTCATGCTACTGCTAGTAATGTGGACGTTGATCTTTTTTTAAAAAAATCTGGTGGATCAGATGTTGAGATAGGTCATGCACAATTAAACAAGTCATCTGAAAATTTAATAAAAGATACTCTTAGTTTAGAAGCTGGTGATATATTAAAAATTCAAGCAAGTGTTGCAAATGAAATTACTGGTGTTGTAAGTTATGCTCAATTAGACAGATCGCAAGAAAATGGCTAAAAAGAAAGCACTCTTTGGAGTTAGCAATTACCATAAAAGAACACCTAGAAAAAGACCTGGAAGAATAAGAAAGAAATGTGGACCAGGGAAAAAACATCCTAAGAAATATCGTGGACAGGGTCGCTAGAATAGTATAGATAAATCGTATGACAGTTTATCAAAAAATTAAATGCGAAACTAAAACTATCTATAGAAGTATTAAAACTGGTGAGAGATACGAAACGGAAGAGGCTTTTCTTAAACAACACCCTAAAGAAGATCTAGCCACTGATGTTGAGGTGCAGGTTCCTGATCTTCCTTTATTTAGTAAGACACAAAAATGAAACCTTTAGGTGGAACAGAATTACAACATAATTTTTTAGATCAACATGTATCTAAAGACTTGCTTGATAAGTTTCAAATATGCACATCTGTGCCAGGGAAAGTGCCTCTATCTAAAGAAAAAATAAATATACTATGGCAGAAAATGGCCACTGACCAACCACACTTTCAAAGTTTTTTTAAAGACCCTGAACAAATAAAACAATATGACTACTATGTTTTTAACAGTCATTGGAATTATGAACAATGGAGAAAGACTTTTAACCTTCCTTATGAAAAATGCACAGTAATTAAAAATGGTATTACCAATATAAAACAAAGAGATCCCAAACCAAAGAGAGAAAAAATTAGATTGATATATCATCCTACTCCTTGGAGAGGGTTATCTGTTTTATTAGGAGCTATGCAACTAGTTAAAAACCCTAATATACAATTAGATGTATACAGTAGCACTCAAGTTTATGGGGATGATTTTAAAAGACAAAACGATCATCTTTACGAACCTTTGTATGATCAAGCTAGAGCATTGCCTAATGTTAATTATATTGGATATAAACCTAATGAATATATATTAGACAACCTTCATACTTATGATGCTTTTGTATATCCTAATATATGGGAAGAAACTTTTTGTATATCCGCACTTGAAGCATTAGCTTGTGGACTTTATGTTGCAACAACGGACAACGGAGCTTTGTACGAAACTTGCTCAGAGTTTCCTATTTATATACCTTATGATAAAAATTGGGAAAATTTAGCTAGACAATTTGCTGCTGTTATAGATGGCATAGGAAACCAAATAAATACAGAGGGTTGTAAAAATCATTTAAGATATCAACAAAACTTTTTTAATCATTTCTATAATTGGAAAGTCATAGCAGGTCATTGGACTGGTTTTTTACAAGGAGCATTACAAAATGTTAAAAGCACTTAAAAAAAGGTACGAAGCTCAAATAGCAGAAGCATCTACAACGATAGAAATATATTTAAAAAATTCTGTGGGTATAGGGGAACACCCACAACATTTAGACGAAATTGATAAATTACTACAAAAGATAGTGGATGCAGAAGAAAAAATCAAATTAATAGACAGGTGGATAGATTAGTGCAACCTAAATATTGGACACAAGAAGCTAATATTTTAGGTAACAAAGTAGCCCATTTGCAGTTACCTAAATCTATCGTTGAAGAATTAGATTTGTGGAAGACAGAATGTGACAAAATAAAAAATCATCCATTAGGTTATTTAAAGTCTCATGAAAATGTTGGAACAAAAAGTAATAGCTTTCAAGTTTCAGTCCCAACAGATTTAATAGAAAAATCATATTGGTTACCTTATACTTTAAGATCATGTGCACAATTATTTGGCAAAGATCATAGAAATTTTTACCTAAGAAAATGGGAAGGACATTTCGATGGTTTAGATATTTGGATTAACTATGCATATAAAGGTAACTTTAACCCTAGTCATACACATGCTGGTTCAATTTCTGGTGTCATATATTATTCTAATGTAGATGACCCAACTATTTTTAATAAAGGTGAGATAAAATTTAAAGGTAAAAAAGGTGATATGGTTGTTTTCAGTTCTGATTTAGAACATCAAGTATGCGAGCAAACACAAGATTATGAAAGAGTGACATTTGCTTTTAATTTACAATTTTGGGATAGGAGTAAAGATGCAAGACCATAGTAAGCCAATTTGGTTTAATAAACAGGAAGAGAAACCAATAAAAACACAAGAATTAAAACCTAAAAAATTTTCTATTTTTGTAGCAACCCCTTGTCATAGTGAAGTCTCTATTCATTACTTTCAAGCTTGTTTAGATTTTCAAAAACAATGCATGAAAAACAATGTTTTGGTTTCTTTTCAAATCATGAAATCATCACTAGTAACACAGGGTAGAAACTTGTGTGTTTCTAGTTTTATGGAAAGTGGTCACACACATTTACTATTTATTGACTCTGATATTGATTTTCAAGCAGCCTCAATATTCAAAATGATTGCAGCAGATAAAGAAGTAATATCTGTACCTTATCCATTAAAAGATTTAAATTGGGATAAAGCATGGCAGAGAATACAATCTAAAGAAATTAAAAGCGCAAAAGATTTAAGGTTTAAAGGACTATATAGATATCCTATGAAAGTAAAAGACGAAGATAATATAAGAGTTAATGATGGTGTTATTGAAGTAACTCATTCACCTACTGGATGTATGTTAATTAAAAAAGAAACAATTGAAAAAATGATAAAAGAATATCCTGAAATGGAGATAGTTCAAAAGACTGTCATTAATGGTGAGATGATAAACAGGCCTTATTTTTATAATTTTTTTGATACATGGTTTGATCCAGTTAATAAGACTTACATGGGTGAAGATTTTGCATTCTGTAAAAGATGGAAAGATATAGGCGGTAAATGCTATGCTTTAGTTACCGACAGAATCTCACATGTTGGTGAACATCAGTATAGAGGGTGTTTTGCTGATGAGTTGATAAAGACTAAGTAAAATGGTAATATTACAGGATACGATTGAGTATTATTATGGATCCATTTACAATAGCATTAGCCACATTTGGCGTTCAAAAACTTCGAGGTAAATCAACGAATAGAGCGTTGAGAGATGCCGCATTATTTGCTACAGGGAGTCAATTAGCAGGTATGTCTGGTATTGGTCCGTTTAAAGCTTTTGGATCAATGGGAAATACTTTAGGACCAGGTGGTTTTGCTACACAATTTGGAAATACTTCAGCTATGAGAGGTATAGGTGCTTTATTTGGTAAAGGATCTGCTGCACAACAAATTCCAACTGGTATGGAAGGTTCACCTGAACTTGCAGGTCAAGTAGGGAATGCTGCACCAAGCGGAAACTTTTTTTCAAACTTATCCACGCCAGCTAGACTTGGTTTAGGAACGGCTGCAGTAACATTACTTGGTGGCATGGGTGGAGAAGATGAAGGACCACAATCTTATTTATTACCTACACCAAACAAAGCTTACACAAAATTTGCTAAATCAGGAGCACCAGGAACACCAACTGGTTTTATGACAAGAGACTACACAACAGGAGTTGATACAGCATTAGAAGACCCAGCAACTTATAAAACGGTAGAAGAAATTTTAGGTGATGAACATACACAAGGATTTAAATCAGTAGAATTTAATTCTGGTGGAATTGTAAACATAGCGAAATTTAACGAAGGGGGACAAGCGCTTCCTTCTAAGTTTTCTCACGATGAGAATGATATGAATAACTATACTCGTGCTGGAGGTTTTGTAAAAGACGGAGCAGGTATGGGTGATGAGAATGAAGACACAATGTTAGCACAATTAGCTGATGGTGAATTTGTTTCAAGAGCGGCAGCAGTTAGAGGAGCAGGTATAGTGGCTGGTGCAAATATAAATAATAAAGAAGAACAAAGAAAAGTAGGAGCTGAGTTCTTTTATGAGCAACAAAAAAGATTTAAAAGAATTTACGATTTAATTGATGCTAGCAGCAAAAACAATTAAAAAAGAAGTAGGGGTTTTATTTATAGAACCTAAAAGAATTGAAGAATACTGGCCACTGGCAGAATTTATGGTCAAAGAAGGGTTACAATATGATGGTAATCCAATGTCAGTATCTGAGATGAAGAAAAGAATTAAACGTGGTGAATATCAATTATTCCTCATAGTTGGTTCTGATGACGGAGACAAGTATAAAGTTTTTGGTGTATTTGTAACAACAGTATCTACACTACCTAACTTTAAACAAGTTGAAGTGTTATTATTAAAGGGAGAAAAAAGAGAACTATGGCAAAAAGAGGCTGCAGAAAAGATAGAACAATTAGCAATTCAAAACAATTGCAAAAGAATAGCGGTTTTAGCGAGACCTGGTTGGAAAAACTTTTTGGAGCCATGGGGATGGAAAGTTAAAAGATTATTATATCAAAAGGATTTAAAATAATATGGGAAGTGTAGTAAGTGGAATATTCGGAGGAGGCGGAGGCGGTTCAGCACCACAACAAGCTGCTGTTCCAGCAACAACAACTCAATACGTAAGAGAAGCTCCAGGTATTGAGGAAAGAAAACTTGGTTTAATGGATATTGCAAGCTCACTTGCAAAAACTCCTGTTAACATACCCACAGTACAAGTTGCTCCATTAGGTGCTCTTGAACAACAAGGACTTACTGCTTCAGGGGTTACAGGGGCAGGTATGCCTACTACTCAATCAGGAATAGGTGCTGCATTAACTTCATTGCAAGGACCCAATATAAATCAATTTTTAAATCCGTATCAAAGTTATGTGGTTGATGAAATTAACAGACAAGCTGCAATAGGGCAAAATAGATTAGGTGCACAAGCTGTTATGTCAGGAGCTTTTGGTGGTGGAAGAGAAGGCGTTGCACAAGCAGAATTAGAAAGAGCTAGACTAGCAAATGTTGGACAAGCTATGGCAACAGGTTTTGGTCAAGCAGCAAATTTAGCATCACAACAACAACAAATAGGATTACAAGGTGCAGGACAACTAGGTGCATTAGGAAGACAACAACAAGGTATGGCGCAAGCTGATATTAATCAATTGATGGCTGCAGGTGGATTACAAAGACAACTTGGTCAACAAGCATTAGATGCTGCAAGATCAACAGAGTTACAAAGATCATACGAGCCTTACCAAAGAGCAGAGTTCTTAAAAAATATTTATGCAGCTGGGCCTACAACACAATCTGCAATTACAACGAACACCGCTCCAGGTGGAGCAGCAGGAAACCCACTTGCTCAAGCAGCAGGTGCAGGACTTGGTGCTTATGCAACATACTCAATGTTAAATCGACAACCAGGTGCAGCAACCGCCTTACAATACGCGAGGTAGTACATGGATAAAACTTTAAAAAGACCTCTATTTCAAAAGAAGGCTATGGAGGCTTATAAAGCAAAACATGGTGGTAAGATTCCTGGTTACTTTGCAGGAGCAGCTATTAGTCAAGGGATAAGAGCAGCCGCAGCTCCAACATTTAATTTTCTAGGAAGACAAATGGCTAGACCTGCAGTGAAAACTGCTTTTACTGGATTAGAAGGATATGGTCTTGGCTTAGGAGCAGGCATAGCTGGAGAAGGCTATCAAGAAGGCGACTACGGTAAAATGCTTGAAGGTTTATCTTTTGCTTTACCTGCTGGAGCTTTTATCCCCGTTTCAGCAAAAGGTTCTGGTATTGCAGCGCTAAGAGAAACAGCAGAATATTTAACACCAAGAGCTACAGGTTTACAAAAAGCTATTGTAAGAAATCCTGGTAAAACAGCAGTTGGTAGTATCGGAACTGGTATCACTGGAGCAATGTTAAGTGGTGATGCTGAGGCTGTTGAAGTTCCTGAAGGTATGACTAACGAACAATATTACGGAGACATACAAGAAAGATTAATCATGTCTAAACCTAAATTTGGAGAAAGAAAAGATCTTACAGAAGAAGAAAGAAAAAAATCTCCAATGATAAAAAGAAGATTAGAAGTAGAAAAACCTCCAATGCCAATAGGTATTAAAGATCCTAAAACACAGGAAGAAGAAACACTTAATAAAAAATTACAACAATCATCTACGATAAACGATGTTGCTGAGAAATTAGGTGTAACAGATGCAGCAAAAGCAACAGATCAACAAATTAAACAAATAGCAATTGAATCTAACGTCCCTGAAAAAGAACTTAGAAGTATAATAGGTAGAGAAGTAGAAACAGCTGTAGGTCAAACACCTCCAGGTTCTAATAATCCTGTGGTAACAACAGAGAATGAAGCAAGCGCTTATGCTGGCATGACTGATGTAGAAATTGAAAATGCTGTAAAAAGAAGACAAAACACATTAAAAAACGCTAAAGGTTTTTCTAACATGAGTAGTGGTTTTAAAGAATTTAAAAATGAGATTGAAAAAATGACAGGGACTAACAATCAAAACTTAAATGATTTAATTTCTATGAAAGTAGCTTCAAAACTTTTAACAGGAAAATCTACTAACAGAGGTTTTGCAGGCTTCGCTGATATAGCAGGACAAGCTATGGGTGTTGGTGCAGATAGTCTACTTGCACTTAAATTAGCACAACAAGATCAAGATATGAAACTTGCTCAGTCTTTTATTAAAATGAAAACTGAAATGGCTAAAAAGAAATCACCTGGATTTGTTTCTGGAGATAAAACATACAAAATTCAAGACCCTAGATTTCCTGGAGGATTCTATAATGCAAAAGGTTTAGAAGGAAAAGATGGTAGACAATATTACAGAACTAGAGATAATCAAGTAGTCCCTGCAGGCCCTGGTGCTGTTGGAAACCAAACTTCGCAAAATGCAGATAAAATAAATTTATACTCAGCTAATTTAGAAGAATTAAAAAGAGGTCAAGATATGATTTCTCAAGTATTAAAT